ATGACGGCGGGCGCGCCCATCGACGACATGCGTGCCCGCACGAAGTTGTCGCGCAGCATCGTCGCCTGCTTCTCCGACAGGTTCCCCGGCGCCGTCAGAACCCCCCAGGGGATGCCGCCCCGGGTCGCGAGCCCGGCTTGGTACCGCTCCAGCGAGGCGGCCCCGAACAGGTTCTGGGCGAGGGCCTCCAGCGGGCCGTGACCGTGGGGGTCGCCCGGCCAGCTGGTGTACCGCAGGTGCAGCACGTCGTCGGTGACGTCGACGCCGCCCATCTTGAAGCGTCGTACCTGGCCGTGCATCTCGACGTCGACCCAGGCGGGGTTGAGCATCACCCACGTACGGACCGACCCGTCGCCATGACGGGACGTGGCCCACACGAAGGCCTCGCCGTTCATATAGCTGATGATCAGCTGCTTCATGGCCTCGGTCCAGCCCGAATACACCTCGGGCTGCGGGTTGACCATCCACCCGGCGGGCTCGACGACGTCGGTCCCCCGTAGCCGGTAGGGGGGCATCGTGGCCAGGATGCTGGCGTTGAGATCGATGGCGCCGAACACGGTGCTCACCCGGTTGATCATCCCGGCGAGCCCCCCGGCGGCGTCGCCCCAGTTGGGCGTCGACCATTCGACCGGCCACCCCGACCACGCTTGCACCGGCGGGGCGCCCAGCGCCTCGGGATACATAACGTGCGTGTTGCCGTAGCCCTCGGACGTCGTCGGCCCGGCCCCGACCGGCGGCGGGGGCTGGGCGTTGTCGTTCGGCGGCCACGACCGGGGGTCGGCCCGGTGGTGGCGCTGCTCGGCCACGACCAGGCCCGAGGGGGTCACGTGCTCCACGGGCCTGAGGGTAGCCAGGGCACGGGTGATAGACGTCGATCAGCCCGCCGGTGCCCCGCCCACAATGGGCCGGGCGACCTATATTGCCCCGGTTAATGGCCGCCGATACTATGGGTACACCACCACCCCGGAAGGCCCCGACATGCGAACCGCCCCCATCAGCACCCGCCAGATGAAGCTCCTGCTCGACCAGCTGGCCAGCAGCCAGCGCCAGGCCGCCGGTTACCGCCAGCTGGCCAAGGCCGCCGCCGACCTGAACATGGAATACGAGGTCGAACGCATGACCGAGAGCGCCGACGAAATGGACCGTGACGCCGACGACCTCATGGACCAGCTGATCGACGCCGGTTACACCCCTGAGGACGTCTGATGGCCACCGTGTCACGTGACGAGGCCGCCTGGCGCCCGCTCGACGGCGTGCGGGTCGGCGACCTGATCCACCCCGGCAAGAGCAACGACGTCCACCGCCTCACGGCCATCGAGGTCGTCGAGGTCGAGCGGGTCCGCCGCCCGGCCCGCTCGATCATCGAGGTCGATCTGGCCGACGGGTCGACGGCCTGGGGACCGGCCTCCATGAAGTTCTGGGTGGTCCGGCCGTGAAACGGGCCGATCGACCTATGTTGCCCGGGTTAACGGGCGCCGATACTTGGAGCATGAACAACACCGCCGCCGCCCGCATCGCCCAGCCCTACGGGATCCGCCTCGCCACCGCCCGCTCGACCGAGCCGGTCCGCCGCTACATCACCCAGGCCGCCGCCGAGGCCGCCGCCCTGCGCATCAGCCAGGGCCAGGGCGGCGCCGCCTGGATCGTGTCGGGGCCGCAGGGTACCCGCACCGTCCGCTACGTCCGCCCGGGGAGGGCCGTCCGATGAACGTCGTCACGGTGACCTGCGCCGGGTGCGGGCGGGACCTGACCCGGCGCCCCGCTATGCGGATCGGCAAGCGGGCCGACGGTACACCGATCACCAGCTACATCGGCCGTCCCGAGGACAAGCGCGAGCGCCCGTTCTGCGCCCCGTGCGCCAAGGATCGAGTTGCCGTCCTCCGCAGAAAGTTCTTCGGTCAGGCTTGACCGAGGCCCCCCCGCCTACCAGAAATCGAGGACCCCAATGACCACCACCACGACCGACGCCGACCGCACGGCCCGTAGCGTCGAGCGCCTCGCCGCCCGGGTCGCCGCCGCCGAGGCCAAGGCCACCGCCCTACGGGCCGACCTGGAGGCCGAGGCCGTCACCATGCGCCGCCACGGCGCCACGCTGGCCGCCATCGGCGCCGTCGTCGGCATGTCGGCGCCCGGCGTGCTCAAGATGCTGCGACGCCACGGGGTGACGCCGTGAGCGAAGGGGCCGATCGGCCTATGTTGCCCCGGTTAATACGGGCCGATACTTGGAACATGAACACCACCACCCCCGCCCACACCATCCACTCCCAGGCCCGCTACAACGCCACGGCCTGCGGCGCCCCGTTCCAATGGGATGCCGTCACCCTGTGCGTGCTCGACGTGACGTGCCCGGCCTGCGCCGAGGCCGAGCGGGCCGAGGCCCACCGCCGGGGCATGGAGCGGAGCCGCATGGTGGCCCGCTCCCACGCCCTGAATGCCGCCGCACGGGCCGGGGACGCCGCCGAGCGCCACAAGGTGATGTACGGCGGCTGATAGACGTCGATCACGGCCCCGGCTACGGCCGGGGCCGCCGTCGTTTTCGGGAAGGGCCATCTGGCCTATGTTGCCCCGGTTAATACGGGCCGATACTTGGAACATGAACAACACCGCAACCCGCACCGCCCGCCCGAACGTCGACTGGACCGCCCCCGCCGTCGAGGTCATCGACGCCCTCACCGAGATCTGGTTCGAGGCGCATCCCAAGGCCGACCCCGACACCGCCTTCGAGAAGGCCGAGGCCTGGGCGGACCGCATGTTCCACCGCTACGGCTGACCCCGCCCCGACGATCACGGCCCCGGCTACGGCCGGGGCCGCCGTCGTTTTCGGGAAGGGCCGTCTGGCCTATGTTGCCCCGGTTAATACGGGCCGATACTTGGAACATGAACAACACCACCCCCGCCGCCCGCCCCGCCCGCAAGGACTGGGCCGCCATCCACGCCGCCTGCGACGCCGCCCGGGTCCAGGGCATCGACACCGTCCGGGGCGTGCGGGCGCTCAGCAGCGACCTGGCCTACGAGGTCGGCCACGGCGACCACCGTGTCGGCGCCCGTGAGGCCGCCAAGGCCCTGGGCGTCACGGTCGCCCAGCTGGCCGCCATCGAGGACCTGCCCGGCACCATGGGCTTCGCCGAGGCCGCCGAGCGGGTCCTCGGCTAGTCGGCCCCACCACCACCACCACCACCACCACCACCACCCGAACCGGAGCCCCACCATGAACGCCACCAACGCCCCCATCGCCCGCCCCGACGGCTGGGTCGACGTCTACTGCCCGTGCCGGGCCACCGCCGCCGACGGCGGGTGGACGCACGGCCCGTGCGCCAACTGCGATGACCCCGCCTACATCGCCCATTGCGAGGCCGAGGCCGAGCGGGACGAGCCCCTCTACTACCCGACGCCCGACCACGACACCCGCGCCCAGGAGGCCGTCGCCGCCATGGCCGCCGACGAGGACGACACGCCGTGGCTCGGCCCGCTGGTCGCCGCCGTCGACGTCGGCGCCGCCGCCTACTACTGGCGCTCCTGGCGCTCGTAGGGCCGTCCGGCCTATGTTGCCCCGGTTAATTGGGCCGATACTTGGAGCATGAACGCAACCCCCACCCCCACCGTCAAGGCCCGCCGCACCGCCGAGAACTACGTCTACGCCGTCGAGGTCGACGGGGTCACCACGGGCGTCACCATCAGGACCGTCCGCTGCACCGCCCGGGCCAACTTCTACGGGCTCTTCGACCCGACCGGCGAGCGGATCGGCTCGACCGAGTTCAAGTCGGCCCTGGCGGCGGCCAAGGCCAGCGCCGACCGCCCCGCCGAGCGGGCGACCAACGCCGCCGAGATCGCCGCCGTGACCGACTACCTGTTCATCACCGGTCAGTAGACGGCCGGGACCACGACCTCGGGGGCGGCCACCACGCCCCAGCGGGCCAGCGTGGCGGCCACCAGCGGGCTGATGTCGGCCGACGCCCGGCGCTTCCAGGCCCAGGCCTCGCCCACGGGGCGCTTGGTGGCCCCGACCACGGCGTCGCCCAGCCGGTAGTCGCCCCGGTGGGATAGCTGGGCACGGGTGGCGGCGTCGTGGAAATCGCCGCACGCCCGCACCATGTCGCTCAGGCTGATCAGCCGCACGGCGTGGGATCCGTCGAAGCGCCGGGTGGCCCGCTCCAGCGCCGGGATGGCCGAGGCCGCCGGGTTGCCCCGGTCGATGACGATCGGCGCCTCCCAGGTGGCGGCCACCTCCCCGGCCCGGGTCACGATCCGCTCCAGGTCGGACCCCGCCTCGATGACCTCCAGGGCCACCACGTGCCCTTCTCCGGGGATCTCGACGGTTCCGGCGACGACCAACGCCCCTCGGTCCCGTTCGGGCGTGAAATCGAGCCCCAGGGCGACCTGGGTCCCGGGCATCAGGTCGTCCCGGCGGCACGCCGCCCAGGTGACGGCGTCGATGCCGGTGGCGGCGTCGGCGTCGGCCCAGACGTTCAGGTGCTCCCGCAGGAACGTCGGCCGGTCCATGGTCAGGGCGCCGTCGGATAGGGCCGCCTCGATGACCCCGCCGGGGTGGCCCATCGACGGGTTGGCCGCCGCCCAGGCCGCCCGGTCGAACACGTCGGCGTCGGCGTCGGCACACCACTCCAGCCAGCACATCGTCGAGGCCGGGTTGGCGACCTCCAGGCGGCCGACGTCGGTGAAGTGGCGCCACAGGCCCGACCGGCTGTTCCCGGCGTTGCTCAGCAGCCAAATCTGGGCGTGGGGCTTGGCCGCCATGGCGGGCTGGATGGCCGACACGACGCCCATCGTCTCGTGAGCGTGGGCCTCGTCGACCACCGCCAGATCCAGCGACAACGACCGGGCCGCCTTCTTGCCCGAGGGGGTGACCGGCATATAGCGCGAGCCGTTGTCCATGATCAGGACCTCGCGATGGTTCGACCGGTCGATGCGGGCGACCCGGTCGCGGAACGGGGTCGCCATGAGCAGCTCGACGTGCTCGGCCCATTTGGTGCGGGCGAGGGCGCGGTCCTGGGCGGTGTACGCCACGGTCTGATTCGGGGGGATCAGTTGGCGGGCGATGCGGGCCAGCATGAGCGTGGTCTTGCCGTTCTGGCGGGACACGGCGACGCCGACCGATCGGTACGTGGGGAGCTTCGTCAGGGGGTCGTATTCGCCCGCCACGTCGGCGGCGTGTTCCTGCCACGGGAACAGCGACCAGCCCAGTAGGCGGGCCACCTGACGGTCCAGGGGGCCACGGGTCGGGCGCGTCGGGTTGCGCCGGGTGCCCCACCGGGGCGCCGCCGCCGATAGACGGCTATCAGGCGCCGCTGGGGTCGAGTTCACGGGCGATCCGATCCCACGGGTCCTCGGCCTCGTCGGGCTCGACGTCGAGGCCCTGCAGCTCTTCGACCGACGTCAGCAACGTCGACCGCTCCAGCTTGGCGCCCAGCTCCAGCAGGCGGGCGACGGCGGTGGCGGGCATGGCGTCGGCGTCCATGGACGACAACGCCTGGGCCGCCTTCATCACGGCCGCCCGGCCCGCCTTGCGGTGAATCTCGTGCATCGACCGGATGGCCTCCAGGCGCTCCTGGTCCTCGACCCGGTGGCAGGTGTCGTCCCAGGCCTCGGCCCGCTCCCGCCACGCCCATTTGTCGGCCAGCTCCCGGACCCGGCGGTAGCTCAGGTCCACCTGGTCGGCGAGCTTGGCCAGGTCCCGGCGGGGGGCGGGGGTGTCGCGGTAGAGGCGGAAGATCCCGTGCTCGCGGGTCGGCTCGCCCGTCATCCGTTCCCACGGGTCCGTTTCAGGAAGGTCCTCGGGGGGTGGCGACTTGTGGCGGGGCACGAGGCCGAGGCTAGCCAGGCGCCGTGAAATCGTGCGGGACGCCGGTGGCCTCGTTGACGGGCTCGACGCCCGTGGCCTCCTGCCACCGCCGGGCGATGACGTCGACGTAGCGGGGATCCAGCTCGACGAGGCGGGCCGTACGGCCGGTCTGGTGGGCCGCTATGAGCGTGGTGCCCGACCCGGCGAAGGGGTCGAGCACGAGGGCGCCGGGCTTCGTGTGATTGACCACGGCCCGCTCGACGAGGGCGACGGGCTTCATGGTCGGGTGGTCCTTGGAGGCGGCCGGGCGGGCGATGTCCCAGGCCGTGTCCTGCGTGCGGTCCGGTGTGGCCTCGTGCGGGCCACCGGGCGCCCAGCCGTACAACACGGGCTCATGGCGGTAGTGGTAGTCGCCATGCCCCATCACGAAGCGGTCCTTGACCCAGATGATGGTCTGGTGCCAGATGTCCAGGTCGTCGAGGACGTCGACGAACACCCGCAGCGTGGGGCCGGGCGGGGCGGCCACCCACCATGACGCCCCCGGTCGGCACCGGCCCAGCGCCACCCCGAAGGCGGTGGTGATCAGCGCCCGGGTGGCGTCGGTGTCCACGGTGTCGTTGTCGATGGTCAGGGCGTCGGCGGTCTTGCCCACGTAGGCCACGCCGTACGGGGGGTCGGTCCACACCATGTCGGCCATGCGCCCGGCCATGATCCGCTCCACGTCGGCGGCCACCGTGGCGTCACCGCACAGCAGGCGGTGCGGGCCGAGGTGCCACAGGTCGCCCGTGGTGGTGAACGGGGGCGGTGCGGGCGGGACGTGGTCGGGGTCGATCAGCGGGGCCGGTGGGGGTGTGAGGCGGGCGAGTAGGTCGTCGAGGTCGGTGGCGGCGAAGGAGGCGGCGGCGAGCAGCGTGGGGTCGGCGGCGTTGACCTCGGTCAGCAGGTCGAGCAGGGCCTGCTCGTCGTACGTGCCCAGCTCGGACGTGCGGTTATCGGCCAGGGCGAAGGCCTTGGCCGTGGCCTCGTCGGCGTCGGTACGGACCACGGCCAGCTCGGACCAGCCCAGCGACCGGGCCGCCAGGAAGGTGTGGTTCCCGGCGATGATCGTGCCGTCGGTGCGGGCGACGATGGGCTTGAGCTGGCCGAAGCGTTCGAGGCTCCGGGCCACGGCGTCGACGTCGCCCCGTCGGGGGTTGCCCGGTAGCTGGTGCAGGTCGTCGAGGGGGGTGGCGAGCGGCAGCAGGTTGTCGGCGATGGTCATGGTCACCAGGCCCTCGATGGTGGTGGGGTGGAGCGGACGGTGGGGTGGCGCAGCTCGGCGGCGACCATGCGGCCCTGGTGTTTCTGGCAGGGCAGGCACGCCGGGCGCAGCACGCAGCACCCCGAGCCGTCGACGTGGTCGTGCAGCGCCAACGGGGGGTGATGGTCGGCGCTGTCGGCCTTGGCCCCGTCGCACACGATGCGGAGCACGCACGGTAGGCCCAGCGCCAGGAGCCGTGCCCGCTCACGCTTGTACGGTCGGCCGTACGGATCAGCCACGGCGCCGAGGGTAGCGGGTGATAGACGTCGATCATGGACTGCAACCGTTCGGTTGCGCGAAGAAAGTTGGGGTAAGTCCTCAACTTTTGGAGTTGAGGATTTCTCGCGGAAACTTTTTCGGCGGCCCCGGTTTTTTTGGCGGGCGACGACCCCGCCACT